CCTGACGGGTACTTACTAGACAAACATCTAAAATAAGGAATTTTTTATGAAGTCGTTTTCAGGTTTTATTAAAAGCACTCTATTAGAATTTACAGAAGGGCCAACTATTTTTTCTGGATATAAAGTAGAACCACACACGGAATACTATATGCCTGGTGGTAGTGAAAAATCAAAAGAAATAGTACCTCTAATATCATTAGAACATGTTGCGGCCGAAGATGATAAGGAATCTGGAGTAAAAAAAGGAGAAACTTCGCATGATTTTTTTGCCTTAGAAACACTTCATGGTAGACTCAAACCCCCACCAAAGAAAAATACACTTACAGATGCACATGCAATCATGGAAGATTATGATAAGGATTTAAAAGCATTGTCGTTTAATCCAAGTACAAACTATCATGGCAACAACACTTTTATAAATGAAATTATTTCCAAACTAAAGAACATTGGAATTCATGGAACTAATGAAGGTGGTAAGGTAGATAAAAAAGCCATGAAATACGTTTTAGACCACATCAATCATATTATCTTAAATGAGAATGGATTAAAAGGTCATTTAGAAGCATTTAATAAATTGAGTGAAAGAACATTCAATGTAGTAAGAAGTGACAAGACATATCGTTCTCTGCCTGCTAGACTAGAATCAGAATTATCACATGTTTTTGATAAAGGTATTCCAATGGATTTAATTTATGATGCAGAAAACAACGTGATAAGAACAGGAGGAAAGGATGCTTTAATAGTAATGTTTAAAAAGGCAAAAGACATTATATCTGAAACATTTAATACTGCAGAAGCAAAACCTTTATTGCATAGAGGATTTTTATATGATGAAGGTGGAGTTGCAGATCCAGATGAACTCAAGAAATACCTTAAAGGTGAAAAAAGTATTGAGCCAGGTCTATTAAAAGCATTTAAAGAACGTTCTTCTAAACCATTGTCAAAAGAAGATAATCAAAAGATATTTGTAAATTTTGTTAAAACATTTGCAAAGAAACTAAAAAATACTTTCAAAATTCAATATGATTTTGAAAACATGGCTACAATGACAAATTTACCTGCTTCTAAAATTGAATTAATTTTTGGTGAGAAAAAATCATCTGAAGAAGTAAAAGAAATTAACCATCAATTTCAAAACGCAAAGAAAGAAGCATTGCATGATGTTTTCCATAATGAATCTCAAGGATTAAAATTGTACATGGACTTGAATAATGGTAAATTTGAAAAAGTAAACATTACTAACTTCTCAAAAGTTGTTAGTTCTATGCATCGTTATTTTGCTAAATCATCAGGGGCTGACACTGGTGTTGCGGGTTTATTTAAGGTAAGTGCTGTCAATACAGCTTTGGGTAAAAATGTAAAGGTATCCAATACTCAAAAGAAAGAAGATGCACTTGATGCTAACAAAAAGCTAAGTTCAACAGAGGGTACTGTAATGGATTTTACATTACCGGCATATCGTGGTTTAGTTTTAATGAAAAGACCTTGGAAAGATATCTATGGTAAACAACATCCTGCAAATTCATTAGCAGTAGTCAATACATGTCCTGCTGCGGGTGCATGTAAGAATTTCTGTTATGCTACAAAAGGTGGATACATTATGTTTGGTAGTCCACAATTGCAAGCTGCAAAAATGTTAACTAAATTGGTTAATGAGCCAGAAAAATTTAAGCAAGAAATGATTAAGGCAATCAAAACAGCCAGTGCAAATAAAAAGTTAACTCTTCGTTGGCATGATGCTGGCGATTTCTTCACAACAGGTTATTTTGAACTTGTTATGGATATTGCTAAACAAACACCAGATGTATTGCACTATGCATATACAAAACGTGCCGACTTGTTGAAAAAGTCCATCTCTGGTGAGATTTCAAAAATTCCAGACAACTTTGTGTTTGATATTTCAAAAGGTTCAATCTATGATAAATCTTTGTCAAAAGAACTTATTAAAGATGGATTGAAATTCTCTGATGTTACTCCTACTAAATTTAAGAAGAGTGAGTTAACACCAGAAATAATAAGTCAATTAAATGGTAAGAAGGATATAGACGTTAGAAAAGAAGAAGTTGTGTTTAAATTTCCATCCAAAGATGAACTTAAAACTTTAGATGGTAAGAAAGATGATGTCTATAGAGATTTACATGAAGGATATATCATGGCATTAAAACATGTATATGGTTTTAATATTCCAATTAAAACATATACAGAGATGACCAAGATTAAAGAAGGTTCAGAAGGTAAGTTCCATGTATTAGTTTATGGAGATGATGGTGATGCTGGAGCATTCCGTAAGGATGTTGTTGGTTCACTACTTGTAATACACTGATATGAAACTTGGTTCTCTAGTACCAAATTATATTAAAATAGGAATCACTGCTGGTTTTACTGTAGCAACTGTCATATCTGTAAGTTTAGTTGAAACATTTTTTGATATAGATATCAGTAGACCAGCAATGATTCATGAGATACATAATGTAGAGGATGAGTTAAATAATTTGCGTAGAGAGAACATAAACCTTAGAACAGTTGTTATTTTAATGAGTGCTGAAAATCGTAATGAACATGTTATACAATTACTTTTAAATAATGAATAATTTTACAAGCAGCAATCAATGATGAAATTTAGAGAATATCTTGAAGAAGAAAAGAAACTTCCAACTAATCTCAAGCCTTCTTTGTTTTTAGGTGAAAAAGAAGTATGGGAAAATTTGGATCAATATAAAAATGATCTTCACCAAGGAATAGATAATTTAAAAAATGAATTGATTACAAAAGACCACAAACAAGTTCTTCATAATCTTGTAAGCAATCCAGATGGCAACTGTTTAAGAAATACAAGTTTTAAAAAAGCCAGTGATATGAGTACTGCTTTTGTAAACAAAGTGAGCAAAGATTTTGGTGAAGCAATTGGTCCAATAAAGATTCTTGAAGACCCTGATTTCATGCCTTGGATTAACGCATACAAAAAGATACACATTCCAAAGAAATCTAATGAGCCGTTTTTAGATTATACAATTACAGACAAAGATAATATTGAACATAAGATTTCTGCAAAGTCCGCAAAAGCTTCCGGAAATACAGTTAAAACTCCGAATATAATTTCTGCAATTGAAACTGCATTAAAAAAGAAAAAAAGTTCTTATATTATACAAAAATTATTTACAAACAAAGATAGTAAGTATAATAAAGAATATGAATTGCTGGTCAAAATTTTTGACTACATTGAGCAAGAGAAAGCACCGCAAGGTTATCTTAAAGTTGCCGCATTACTTGACAATCATTATGGTGATAAAAAATATTATAATAAAATAGAAAAATTAAAAGATGAATTTTATAATAAGTTACCAACTGGAAGGAAGGCAGACTATACGGCAATAAAAACGCCAGATGGCGGAAATGCGGATTTATTAATGAAAGAAGCTGATAAAATCATAAAAAGATACTCATCTCCTCCCTACCCAATTAATGTTGCATTAAAGATTTTAATTAATATTGTATTCAAAGATGAAGTTTATTTCGCAAAATTTGGAATCAATACAAATGGCACAACAGTATGGGAAGTTAGAGGTAGAAGAACAAATTATTCTAATCTATATTTGAGAAATAAAACTGGAACTACACTATACACAAAGTTACATTTAGATTCTAAAGGAGCAAGAGGAGATGAAAAGATTGGATTGAGAATAGAAGAGACGGAGTTTGGTGAAGAAAACTTATTAAATGAAAGTAAAAATAAAACATCAATTGAACTGCTTGATTGGCCTAGAGCAGATGAATTTACAGGATTAAAAATGAAACACTATGAAAAAATTAAAATAGCAAGAGAACATGCTAAAGTCTTAGGTACTGGTTCAACAAGAGTTGCTTTTGAAATTGATTTTAAAAATAAACCAACCGTAATGAAGATTGCAAAGAACGAAAAAGGATTACGACAGAATTTAGCCGAAGCTAACTTATATAATAAGTATAAAGGTACTCCACCATTCGCACCACCATTGATTGATTGGGATGATAATGATGATGCAGATGTTTCATGGATTCATATCATGAAAGCCGCAAAATATGAAGAGAGTGCTTTCTTTAGACATTTTGATACTTCATTTACAGTATTCAGTAGAGTACTTTCCAAGTATATCAACAAACAAGAAACAAATGAAATAAATAATAAGATTAAGAAATTCATAGAGTTTGTAGAAGATAATGATTTAATGCTTGGAGAATATAGACAGAAAAGTAATTGGGGTATATGGAATTCAAAGCCAGTCATTCTTGATGCAGGTGTTACTAAAACAAATCAAGAATTGACTTTATAAAACACTTGACATTTTAATTTAATTGTGCTATGATTTATATTGATAGAATGACAAATTATTTTAAGTATATAAACAAAAAAGATTTAGAGAAATTTTCTGATTTGTTTGATGATGCTTCTGTTTACTATAATTGGAATACAGTTTATTCTGGTAAGCCAACAATTATTGACCTATTTCATAAATATTTCAGTGAGGAACCTGACCAAGTATGGCATATAGATGATTATGCAATAAATGAAAGAAATACAGTTTTTGCAAAATGTTCTGTCATGTATCATTTTAAAGACGATATAAACGTGGCTAAAGTATTTAAATTCAATTCAGAAGGTAAAATAAATTTAGTACAGGTATATAAGCAGTAAGGAATACATGAGTAACAGATTTCATCTAGCACTAGAAGCAGGTAATTTAGAAAACACACTACCTTTTTATACGGATATTTTAGGATGCACTCTTGATATGAAAGAAGAAGGAAGATGGCAAGATGTGGATTTTTGGGGAAATGAATTAACTTTACATCAATCAATACCTAGAACTTATCCAGAAAGAACAGGGCATAAAGTAGAAATGGGTGTTGTGCAAGTACCCCATTTTGGAGTACATCTTCCGTTAGATGAATTTAATGAAGTAAAGAAAAGAGTTGAGGAAAGTGTTGGCTTTTTAGATAAACCGTATATACGTTTTGAGGATACAGAATATCAACAAGAAACTTTCTTTGTTGAAGATCCTAATTACAATGTACTTGAAATTAAAAGTATGGTTCAACCAAGGTAAAAATGGAATATGTAAATTTGACTATAGAAACAATGATGGATTTGATTAGGGAATTAATGGAGGAGCAAAGACTTGACCCACAGGATTTTATGGAGATATCTCTAAATTATGCGACTGATGAAGAAATAATGGCTTATACTCAACATTGGCATTACGAAGGTGATTTTGAGGATTTTGAGATTGATAACGGTTCCACAAGAAGAAAAGCTATAATAGATTCCTTATATGATGGTAAATATGATTATGATGGTTTAACATCTATTCCAATAATTTTCCAAGTTTGGGAAAAAGAAAAAATTTTTGAGTTTTGTGAAAAAGAAAATATTTCTTACATTTTTACAAAAGAATTTCTATGTGACCCTGATAATAATTTCAAGTGTATTCCGATGAAAGTAAAAGTCGAATTGGGTTGTGCGGCAGATTATTTTATGAGAAAGTACGGAAGTAAAACAAACGAAAGTGAGAATGCTACATGAAAAGAAAAAAAGGACGTAAAGCATCTAAGCGTACAGTAAAATGTACAATTTGTACGACACATCGTTGGAAAGGTAATATGGAATGTGCTGATGGTCGTTGGAATATTAGCACATTAAAAAGAAAACAATCTGCAAATGAGCAGATAAAAGAATTTACTTGTTGACCTGAGAAGATAATCGCTACGGACCCGAGTTGCGATACTCGGCGGCTCCACCAAGATAACATTTTACGAAGTGTTATGTTAGGGGCCGAACAGATTAGACGTTGGGTGAAAATATCAGAGAGAGTAAAGAGGGTGATGACCGTCATCAAACTTCATAGTCGCAAACAATAATGACTATACCTCTGCACAAGTAGCAATGGCTGCCTGATGTAGACGAGGATTAGGGTTGTTCCTTGTCACCAAAACAACCCAGCTTTTTTATTAACCCGTGTATAATTATGAAAGGAGTCAATGGATGCAACATTACTCTACACAATCGTAGGTTTTATACTCGCAAGTTATTCAGTTATTGCTAACGATTCAGTTCAAACGCTAGGCACATGGATAGCAAGTAATTCAGATAAATTTAAATGGTATGTGCTTTGGATAGCATCTAGTACTGTATTGGTACTTACTTTATGGTATGGATGGTATACAAACAATGGTGACATATCATATGGTAGATTAGATAAGATTCCATATCAAACTATTGAATGGTATCATGCGGTAGCCCCACTCATTCTTGTAGTTCTTACAAGATATGGAATTCCAGTTTCAACAACATTCCTTGTATTATCAGCATTCGCAAGTACTGTAGTTCTGGAAAAAGTTCTACTTAAATCCGCTATGGGATATATTGTTGCTGCAGCAAGTGCATATCTCATATGGATTGTTGTTTCTAGATTTTGGGAAACAAAGAAAGATATACCAGAGAGTCATGATAAATGGTGGCGCATTGCTCAATGGTGTACAACTGGTTGGTTATGGTTCACTTGGTTGAGTCATGACATGGCAAACATTGCAGTATTCTTGCCGAGGCAACTATCACTAGAAATGTTGATGGTAATTAGTTTAATTTTTATAATTGGTCTTGGATTTATGTTTCATGAAAAAGGTGGGAAGATTCAAGAGATTGTACTAAGCAAAACTAATACTAATTATGTTCGTTCTGCTACACTTGTTGATTTGATTTATAGTATCATATTATGGTACTTTAAAGAATACAATAATATTCCGATGTCAACTACATGGGTATTTGTTGGATTGTTAGCAGGTAGAGAACTAGCATTTGCAACTACAAAAGGTAAGTACAAATTTAAAACTGTCTTTCCTTTAGTTGGTAGAGATTTCTTTAAGATGATGATTGGATTGGCTCTGTCAATTGCAATTGTTTTAGCAATTCACGGATTTGCTTTTGATGGTTTAGCTAATCTTTAAAACTCACCACCGTATATTATAGCCGGTCTCACTTGAGAACTGGCTATATTTTTGAATGTTCCTTCTCTTTGCATTAAAATTTCATCAGTTTCTAAAGGTAATGTTATATTTACATCTTCCATTGATGAAACTGTTTGATGATCATTTTTAAATGTTATAAACTTACGTTTAAATTCATCTTCCTCTATTTCAAAAGAAATACCATCTCCTTTTATATACAAAGTATCTGAATATTCAGCATTAAGTGTACGATTTGCATTATCTGATATTTCATTTACAACAGATACTGCACTGAATGCATTGTGATTTACATTTAATTTGGTATTATCACGATTTACACTAAATCCAGAATTCGCTTCAAAGTTTAATTGGTCAAATCCAGTAGAATTAAAAGAACCAGATTTTATATTGAATCCTGTAAATCCATAAGAACTTAAATCAGGAGGAACAACATCTTCTGTTACATCTTTGTATATATTTGAAACTAAATTTAAAGTTTTAGTTTTTTCATCTTCATTTATACCAGTAGAATAAACACTTGCAAATTTTATTTTAGTTAATTCATCATTATCCACTCTGCTGTTTGTGGGTATATCATATAACACAAAATTTGCATCAATATTATGATTTGTATTTGACAAATTAAACGCATTGATTTGATCTATCGCACCAGTTTCTAATTGAGCATTATCAATATTTTGTGTAACGTTTTTTGTTATAGTAAGTTCAGATGTAGTTATATCTATATTTGAACTATAACTTAATGTATTTCTTATTTTTTGAAGTGAATTTGACATATTTTTTAGAATGTAAATGTTGGCATTACATTCACTTGTCCTTGTAATAACATAGACCTTACACCAGTAGTGTGAAGTAACACTACATCATAATTATAATAACCAGGAGGTATAGTTTTAGTAATTGTAGAATCCATAAACAAAACAAAATCAGTTGTATTTTTTAAAACTTCAAATTGCCAATATTTTTTTGATTCATAATTTTTTCTCATTTGAGCAAACAATGCATAACCAATAAGTGAATCAGGTGCTGATTCTATTTCAGTACATTGTATACCTTTTATAAAATCAGTACCTGTATATAAATCTAATATTGATAAGTTAGTTTGCTGAAAAGCCACTGATTATACCTTTTTAAAATTGAGGTGATTCTTCTTCTTGTAGTTTTGCTTCTTTTTTCAATTCATTAATCATAGCTATTGCACCAAAATTCATAAGTTTTTGTTGAGACAATTGCTCAATTCTTTTATCAATCTCTTCTTGCATTTTTTTTATTTCTTCAAATTTGTCATCAAGCCATTCAGTTGTTATTTGCATGAATAAAATCCTATTCAAAAAGTTTAATTTTAAATTGTGATATATCAAATCTATCAATAATATTAATATCATTAATATTTGTTCTACCCGTTTTTACTATAACATAATCAATTTCTTTTTCTGATATTATTCCAAAGTTAGGCGGTTCTCCAAAATTTTCAAATGATTGTATATTTATTTCTGTATTATAGGTGTTACTGCTAAAATTATTTGTAAAGGTGAATTTAAATTCTCCTGTATTAATTTTTTGATAACTATCAATATTTGTACTATTTATTGTGTTATTTGCTTGTGGGAAATACGTTGCTTCAGCAAAATTTTGATGAACTACCGCATTTGAATTAAAACTATCTATTTGATTGTTTGCATTTTTAAAGAAAAGTTTACCATCACTAATATTGATAGCTAGTTCACCGGTTTCCAAAGAACTTGGGACTCTACCGACTACATTAGAATTCTTAATCTTGACAATATTTGCCATTCTTATTTTTTAAATATATTTAAAAAAGATAATTCTGAATCAGAAGTATTTTTTATTGTTTTTGATTCCAATTCTTTTATTTTATTATGTGCTAGTTTTAAATTAAAATTTAATTCTTTAATAGCAGAAATTAATAAAGGAATTATTTTAATGTAATTTACACTTACAATATCACCACGTTCATTCAATTTAACTAACTCAGGATAAAATTCAATTACATCTTCAGCTAATAAACCTGGTATATTTTTTTCTATTTTATCGTAATTATTTGTTGTATCGTATACAATTGGATTAAATTTATCTGTTAATTTTAATCCATTCTTTAAAGATTTAACATTTTGTATTTTCTCAAAACTATTCATAAATTTTATTTTTTTTAAAAAAAGACTTGACTTTTTTAATTGACTACTGTATTATATAAAACTACAACACTAGACCCATTTACTATCGCATCGTGAAATTGAACAACGGAATAATTAGAATAAGCTACAATCTGATAGTCTCTAATAACTATGTTTCCTGTGACCTCACTATTTGCTGATGGTGCTTTTAATAGTCCATTTACAAAAACTAATGCACTATAAATATCAGTAGCATGAGCTAATTGAAATAAAGTTTCGTTGTCGGGATCTGGATCGCCAGATATAAAACTTTCAATATGATTAAATATTTTTGGTCTAGCTAAATCTAAATCTCTTTTTGATATAGCATCTGTAGGTTCAACCGCAGTGCCAACATTTTTAATACGAAAATTACTAAGATTTAAATCACGATCCATTAAAGTTTCTGACATTATATCGACTCTTTAAATAGTTATTGAATACAGATTCCCTTAGAATATTTATGTTTTAAATTATTTATCAAAAAAGTATTATGATTTTAGCAAAACCTGAATTTATTTTTTCTGATTTGAATACGAAAACGATTGATACAAAAAGGTATTATGTCACACCTGAAGGTAACAAGTTCATCTCAATTACTACCTTACTTGGACATTTTAAAAAGAAATCAATTGCACAGTGGAGAAAAAGGGTCGGAGAAAAAGAAGCAAACAGAATTACCGCAGAGTCAAGTTCAAACGGCACTAGAATGCATTCCGGTCTTGAGTTATACTTGGACGGGAAAGATCATAAACAATACGTTGAAACCAAAGAAGAAGAGGTTCAATTTGATTGTATAAAAAATCATTTAGATAATCATCTACAAGAAACATGGTATCAGGAAATACCATTATATTCCAATCAACTTGGAGTTGCAGGCCGTGTTGATTTAATCGGACTATATAATAACATGCCTACAATTATTGATTTTAAAACTTCACGTAAGTTGAAAAAGAAACAATGGATTGAAGATTACTTTATGCAAGCTACTTTTTATAGCATGGCATTTTTTGAATTAACTAATTACCCAATCAAAGATATTGCAATTTTAATTTCCGTAAACAAAGGGGAAGATTTTCAAGTTTTCCATGAAAAAGTCGGAAACTGGATGAAACCTCTTCATTCAAAAATTAAAGAATATAAGGGTATTTTCTTATGAGTAAAAATCAATTAATATATAAGCAAGCTAAGAATTTACAAAAGGCTATGCCCAAAGATAGCAAAGTTTACATTCATTGGGATGCACATGATAATCCAGTAGTATTACCTACTAAACAACGTGGTTATGGAGTTATAAATGTCGTAAACCTATCTTCTATTTTAAATAAACAATGTTGGTTAGGATAAAAAAATGATACCGAATCATGCAGAATATATGAAACATTCGGGTAATGTAGTACAATATGTAGTAGAGGAAATTGATGGCACTAGATGCATAGTAAAATTTAAAGTTGAAGATTTTTCTATACTAGAATTTATAATTCATAATCAACCAAAATTAACACAATGTGAGGTATCATCTGATTATGATACAGAAGATGACTGGCTTTCCTTTGAGGTAGATAATGGAGGAACTGAGATTTGTCTTTTCTTGATGGAAAATATATTTATGGAACATATATTATGGGAAGAAATTGATGATTACTCTGAAGATAATATTATTAGAATACTCATACCAAATTTAAAAAATTATTAAAAAAATCCTTGACTTTTGTAGACAGAGGTGATATACTCTGTCCTGTTGATTAATTCTAATATGGAGTTTCTTATGGCTAGAACATTCCGCAATCCAAACGCTAAATTCAGAATTTATCGCAAACCTCGCCACAAGTCCGCTCTGAGAGCAAAGACAGATGGTTATGGAATTCGCCCAGGTGCAGTTCCTCCCACCAACTATGATGATATATCTTTGTCAGCACAACATGAAGATTTCCGTTTTTACAAACTTGAGCGGAAGTATGATCGCAAATTTGAAAACCTAAGAAGAAATAATGAAATATAATTATGAAGTAGAAGAATTGAGAAAACAAGAATCAGTGATGTTTGTTGAAAAATACCACTATTCTCCAATCATGCCTAAACTAACAAAACATTATCTAGGATTTTACGTTAACAAAGAATTAAAAGGAGTATTAACTTTAGGTTGGGGAACACAACCTAAACAAACAATCAAAAAACTGTTTCCCCATCTTGACACTCAAGATTATTTTGAAATCGGAAAAATGTGCATGACCGATGATATGCCGAGAAATTCTGAATCTCAAATGTTATCCAAAACAATTTCATGGTTAAAAGAAAACAAACCCGAAAAATTGTTTCTCTATACTATGGCAGATGGAATCATGGGTAAATGTGGTTATGTTTATCAGGCTTCTAATTTTTATTTTGGTGAAGGATATAAAACTTCCGTCTACATGATGGATAATGGTGAGAAGTTACATCCAAGAGGAAGTAAACAACTGTTAAAAGAAAATTGTGTTTTCTCTAAAAGAGATAAATTGTTTTGGATGACAAGAGATTTCATGAAGCATAAGAATATCAAACACATAGAAGGTTTGATGTTTCGTTACATTTATCCGCTATCAAAAAAAGCAAAAAGAATTATGAATCAAGATTCAACTTTGATGTGGGATAAAAACTATCCAAAGGATTATGATTTGAAATGGTTTGATAAGACTGAATCTCCAAAGATTGAAATTTCTCAACCAGCTTTTACCTATGAAGATATGAAATATAATCCGCAAGCAAAAGAAAAATTCGAATTTCCACTTGACATTTTTAACTGAGATGATATGATCTTAACATGATGAGAAAACATTGGGGAGATGTCCGAGTGGTTAAAGGAGGCAGACTGTAAATCTGTTGGCAATCGCCTACGTAGGTTCAAATCCTACTCTCCCCACCAACATTTTAGGAGACAGTATGACTTTTGATTTAAGCAGATGTGTAGCTGACCCAAATGTGAAAAATCCTTCCACCCGTCAAGATACCATTGAGCGATTGCGCAAAGAAATTGCTGAGTGGGACACCACAAGACTAGCACAGCAAGGCAGAGCAGGAAAAAGAAGACTGCAAGGAATTCTGGAAGATTTAGAAAAAAACCCTTGACATTTTTGTCAGAGGTGATATGATCTGATCATTGAGTGAGTGACTGATTCCCAACCCCAATGAGATTCAAAATGGCTTACATCAGCGCAGAAGACACCAAGGCAATTCGCAAAGCACTGAAGACCTCTCTTCCTCAATTCAAATTCTCAGTTCGTAATAGTCGCTATACTAGTGTGACTGTCACCATCGTTTCTGGTCCAACCGACTTTGGTTGTGGTAGTCATGCGCAAATGAATGAGTACTACCCAGACAAGTACGAGAGTGCCGACACCTTCAAAAAGATTGTTGAAATCACCAACACCGCAGGTTCCCGACCAAACTATGATAATTCTGATGCAATGACCGACTACTTTGATGTTGGGTATTATACCACCTTCCAAGTCGGAACTTGGGAAAAGCCATTTGTAAAAACCGCATAATTCCGGTTTTCCCCTTGACACTTTCAGCGAAGCTGCTATACTGGTTATATTGAGTGAGGAGTGAGAGACACTCCTCAGATTTCTGACCCTCTGAAAGAGAGATTGACATGGCAAAGCGAATCACACTTGACACATTCAGCAAAGGCATCGTTTCACATTATGGAAAAGACGTTCTGAGCCGAGCCGAAATCAAGTCATACGCTTCTTACAAAGGTGTTGGAGTTCCCGGTGGTTGGAACGACAACGTAGTTGGTCGCAATCAGTATAAGTTCAGTGCTGTAGATGTTGCCCGTGCCTCACGCACCAAGATTGATTACGCAAAACTTGGTAAAGATGCCGGCACAGATGAGATTTTTGAAGACTTGGAAATGTTGATGGATGTTGTTACCAAGAAAAAAATTAACTCCTTGATTGTAACTGGCAATGCCGGTATTGGTAAAACACATACTGTAATCAATGCGTTAGAAAGCAAGCGCATGATAAAAGATACAGACTACATTGTTCTAAAGTCCAAGATTTCTCCGCTTGGTTTGTACATGACTTTGTTCCTGCATCATGACAAAGTGATTGTGTTTGATGATTTGGATGATCTGTTCACCAACGATGATTGTGCCGCTATTCTCAAAGCAGCACTAGATTCTTACGATGTCCGTGAGATTTCTTGGTCTTCTAAGAAGATGGTCAATGTTGTTGGTATGAAAAACGATTCTCGCAGAACCGTAGAGAGTGAAGCCCGTGCCTCACTGATGAATGGTGAGACAGATGTTGCTCTACCAAATCGTTTCACCTTCAAAGGTCAAATCGTGTTCATTTCCAACCTGTCAGCAGACAAGTTTGACAAAGCAGTTCAATCACGCTCAGTATGCATTGACCTGACTTTGAATGATACACAAGTATTCTCACGTATGAAGAGTATCGTCCACAAGTTGACCAATGGCAGAATTGCAGAGAAAGCATTGTCAAGTATCATTGATAAGTACAATGAAGGTTCTCTCGCTATGCCAAACATGAGAACAGTTTTGAACTACGCAAATGTTCTCTCATCCGGCGTCAAGAATGCAGACCGCTTGAGCAAGTACTGCTAATAACCAAGGAGGTGTAAGCCTCCGTTCCAGAGATTATTATGTTCACTTACAGACTTAGAATTAAGACTGTTGAAAATCAAATCGTTGTTGTTGATGGGTATCAGAAGAATGGTATATTGTCTAAACGAGCCGCTGAACAGATTGTCAGAGAAGAACTAGCCGACCCTAGACATGTATCTGCAACTATTTACAATGAAATCGGTAAGAAAATCTATTCACGATAAGAGGTAGTATGGGATTAGATATGATGGTTCATGAGGTAAGTTTATTTGACATCAAAAATATGAGTGATTTTTGTCAAAGAGTTATTGATAGATGTTATCCAATTTATAATGTTCATAACGATGAAATGCTAAAGATTGACTTAGAAAACATCATCAATGAAGACCCTACGTTTTCGATTCCTTGGAATCTTGGACGAGAACTTTGTTATTGGAGAAAGCATCCAGATTTGCATGGTTGGATGCGGAATTTGTATTATGAAAAAGGTGGAACAGGTGATTTCAATGGTCATTCAATTGTACTGACTAAGGAAAATGTTCTACAATTGAGAAAAGACATTGAAAAACGAAAACTTCCACATACGCAGGGATTCTTTTTTGGTGAGTCATATACAGACCCAGATGATTATCAATGGCGTGATGAGCATGATCAAGAATGTATTGAAAAGATGTTGAAAGCTATTGATAACAAAAGTTTGATTTACTACACTTCAAGTTGGTAATAACATGAAAAGAATCCGTGGTGGAAAACAAACTCCGAAAGAGAAACTTGAACAAGAACATAAACAATATAACAAGGAGATGAGACAACTACATTGCCATCATTTGCAGAAAAGTTTTGATGAATATGTAAAGTATAAATACGGTTACTCAGTGGTGAAGCAAAGAAAGTTACCAACTGAGGAGAGACTATACCGCAGACCAGAGCAGAACATTCCTAGTCTGAATAGTAGTCTTGTTCCAGTGTGCAAAACAAACAACACCCAATACACTGGTTCGTTAGTAACAGGAGTAGCAACCATGCATAAATCAAATGCTGTTCCTGTTATTAATCCTGACCAAGCAAGAGACTTGGCCACAATGAGAAGATAATTATTAATGGGTAACTATGCATATAATCAGTGGTTCGCAAAATCAATTAATGGCAACAGAGATTGCCAAATACTGTTCTACAAATCTTTGTGATATTAAAATTTCAAGATTTGCAGATGGTGAAGTATATGTAGAAATTAATGATAATATCCGTGGTAAGGAAGTGTTCATTGTACAATCTACATTAGGTGATGCTAATATTATGGAACTTCTTGTGATTATTGATGCTTGTAAACGTGCAAGTGTAAAAGAAATCACAGTTGTCACACCATATTTCGGCTATGCTAGACAAGATCGAAAATCAAAATCCAGAACTCCAGTTACAGCAAAATTAATCGCAGACATGTTGCAAGTTGCAGGTGCTAATCGTATAGTCACTGTAGATTTACATGCTGGTCAAATTCAAGGATTCTTCAACATACCAGTTGATGACTTGACTGCAAGACCTGTATTTCTCAGAGACATACGTGAGTGTAGAATACCAGATATGTGTATTGTATCACCTGATGTTGGCGGTGCTGTACGCACCAGATTGTTTGCAAAAAAACTAAGTTCACCAATGGCTATTATTGATAAGCGTAGAGAAGAAAGGAATAAAAGTGAAGTAATTAATATTGTTGGTGACGTTAAAGATAAAAACTGTATTATTGTTGATGATATTGCTGATACATGTGGTACTTTAGTTAACTGTGCGAATGCATTGTTGACACAAGGAGCAACTTCTGTTAGAGCATATATTACACATGGAGTGTTGAGTAAGAATGCAGAACAGAAAATTATTGATAGTAGTATTGAAGAACTTGTAATTAGTAATACCATTCAAAAAGATTGTGATGCTGTTTGTCATACCAAGGTAAGACAGATTAGTTTGAATGAATTGTTAGGTGAAGCGGTACGTAGAATTGTTAATAAGGAAAGTGTTTCATCTTTATTTTATTAATTACATGGTTTAAATATGCATGAGAGATATATTGATAAAGAAATGGCTGAAATATGGAGTGATGAAAATAAATTCAAAATTTGGTTTGATATAGAAAGATATGTTTGTGAAATAAATGCCAAGTTAAAACACATTCCAGATTCTGTAAGCAAAACAATGTTAATGAAAAAAGATGAATGTTTTCATGAAAACTTCATTTCAGAAATCAATGATATAGAATCTGTAACAAAACATGATATCATTGCTTTTCTAACACATTTATCAAATGTAATCGGAGATGACGCAAAATATATTCATTATGGTATGACAAGTCAAGATTTAATTGATACAGGTCTTGCGATACAACTAAGAAATTCAATTAAATTGATAATTGATAAGCTGAAATCATTAAAACAATCTTTTAAAAAACAAGCACTAGAACATAAAAATACTTATTGTGTTGGACGTTCACATGGAATACATGCCGAACCAATGACATTCGGTTTAAAATTGTTGAGTCATTTTGCAGCATTTGATAGATGTGAAAAACAGTTAAGTGAAAATTTAAATAATTTTTTGAGAATAAAATGTAGCGGTGCAGTTGGTACTTTTTCTATGATTGAACCAACCGTAGAGGAAACACTTTCAAATAAAATAGAAATATATACTGAAGATATTTCAACTCAAGTAATTCCTAGAGATAGAATCGCATTATTAATATCTCATCTTTCAATTACTGCCAGTTGTATTGAACGATTTGCTGTAGAAATTCGACATCTACAAAGAACCGAAGTTGGAGAAGTTATAGAATCTTTTACTGCCGGACAAAAAGGTTCAAGTGCAATGCCACATAAGAAAAATCCAATATTAACTGAAAATCTTACCGGTCTATGTAGAGCAATAAGAATGGCAATTATTCCAGCTTTAGAAAATATTGCTCTTTGGCATGAAAGAGATATTAGTCATTCTAGTGCAGAAAGAATTATATTACCAGATACTTTTGTTCACTTAGCTTTTGCATTAAATAGAACCAAACAGGTTGTTGATAATATGAATGTAGATAAAAATCGTATGTTAAAAAATTTACAAAGTTCTGATATGGTTTATTCACAACAAGTGTTATTGTATTTAATTAAAGAAAAAGGATATTCAAGAGAAGATGCTTATAAGATAGTTCAAGAATCTGCACATAGTGGTGGAGATTATTTTAAAATCAGTTTCAAAGATAGAAAAATACTAAGTTTGGATGAAATTAATGAGATATTCAACCCCAAAAATTATATGAAGAATGTGGATTATATCTATAATAAAGTGTTAAAATGAGTACTGACCTCAAAGAATTGAAAAAAGTATTAGAAGTACAATCAAGACAAAAATTACATAAAGATATTAAATATAAATTTTTGCCGTCTTTAGGCTTAAAGGATATTATTCAAGGATTTAGAAATCCTAAAAATAAAGATTTTATAGGAGTTCTTCATTTTAAATGGAAGAGTGATGAAAATGGTCAATATGATTATCATTCTATTTGGTATGATACAGAAGAAGATGCTATAGAAACAATTTATAACATAAAAAATAGTAAGATTTATGATGAAAAAATGTTAATAGAATCTATAATGTGGAATATTCAAAAATTATATATGAAGCCGGTGGAAGATAAGAATATTTTGTTGAATTAAAAAAATGCGACAATGGTGTTAAAGGGCAGCACATTTGTTTACCAAACAAAAGGAGTAGGTTCAAATCCTTCTTGTCGCTCCAAAAAATAAGGTTAGTATGCAAGAAAGTCCAATTAACACATTGCAACAGTTAATGATCATAACAGCAGAAGAGTGTGGTGAATTAACTCAAAGGTGTAGTAAAATCATTCGTAAATACAAAAGTATAGATGAGATTGCGGAAGACCAGCGTGTTAAATTAATAGAAGAAGCTGGTGATGTACTTTGTATGTTAGAACTTATGGTATCACATAATATCACCACATGGAAAGAGTTATCAAATAGAGTTGAAATTAAAAAAGAAAAGCTTAAACTATGGAGTGAACTTATAAAGAAAGAAGATAATGATGAATATAAATAAAAAAATTATTGTTGCTCTAGATAATTATTCCATACAGATGACAGAAGAAATTATGTCACATTGGAAAGATAAAGTTTATGGTTTTAAATTGAATCATACACTTTATCCATATGTGCATAAACAAGACTATAATATTTTTTGTGATTATAAATTGTTTGATATTCCAAATACAATGTGTCATGTGATTGAACATTTAATAGATACGGGTGCCAATATAGTAACAGTTCATATGGCTAATAATGATAAGGCATTAGATGTTTTGTCAAAGTATGTTGACAAAATTAAAATAGTGGGTGTATCTCTTCTTACAAGTTGGGAAGATGTTGATTGTTTATGGAAATTTGGATTGAAACCAGAGCAATTGTATGAGCATACTGTAATTGAAATGGAACGTAGAGGTTTTTGGGGAATGATTTGTTCACCACAAGAACTAACACTTCCGGTTGTTCAGAATTCTAAGATTAAAAAAATTTGTCCCGGCATAAGATATGATATAAATGATACACAAGATCAGATAAGAGTTGCGACACCAGAAAAGGCATTGGCAGATGGTGCAGACTACTTAGTTATGGGAAGGAGTTTTTTCAACTAATAAATAAAAAAATTTAAATATAGACTAATATGGAAAAAAATATTTTAAATGAAGGAAAAACTAAACAAATTCTTAAATATAATGACAGTACGGTGGGTTATAAAAATTTAGTAAAGGTAACTACTAAAAATATTTTAACAGCAAATGATGCTGTTAAAAAAGAAGAAGTTGATGTAGCAAGAGATAAAACAAATCAAACATGTAATGTTTTTAAATATTTAGAACGCAATGGTATAAAAACTTGCTTTATTTCTCAACTAGATGATTATAGTTTTGTTTCTAAAAGATGTAAAATGATGCCATATGAATGTGTAGTGAGAAGAAGGGCATTTGGAAGTTTTTTAAAAAGACATGAACGTGTAGTATCAGGAGAAAAATTCACACAACCACATATAGAATTTTTTCATAAAATGTCTGTAATTCCTGCTTATGCCAAAAATGATTATGGCATGATGTCTCCTTGGCCGCAATTGATGGAAGAATCTAAAGCAAGAGATTTGTATTTAAAAAATGGTGAATGGATTGTTCATATAGAAACAGATCCTATCATACATTTTAATTTTACTGAGTGGAATAGATTAGGTGAAGATCGTCATTCTAAAGAAGGTTTTAAATTAGATTTATATCCTGCAAAAAAACCGATAAAATTAGAGGATAGATTGATAAGTATAGATTCTACATTTACAGTTTCTGAATTATATAAAATTGAATCTATTATGAAAAATGTATTCATATTTTTAGAAAAAGCATGGAGTAAATTTGATATTGAATTGGTTGATTTAAAAATAGAATTTGGTTATGATTATGATAATGATGAATTAGTAGTTAGTGATGTAATTGATAACGATAGTTGGAGGATTTGGCCGAAAGGAGATTCTGAAAATCAATTAGACAAACAGAGTTTCCGTGATGGAGAAAAATTAGAATCAGTTAAGAAAAAATATTCACAAGTTACTGAATATACTAAACAATTTTTAATGTAATTTTTAAATTTTCTAAGGATATCGTATTATAATGAGTGATATTTGGCTAATCAGTGATACACATTTTTCTCACAGAAATATTTTAAAGTTTGTAGATAAAAATGGTGAATTAATCAGAGGCAATCGTTTTTCTTCTGTAGAAGAAATGAATGATTGTATGTATGACAATTGGAATGACCTTGTTAAGCCTACGGATGAAGTATATCATCTTGGTGATTTGATTATGGGAAAGGATGAAAATTTTGTAAAGAGATTTAAATCACTGAATGGCGAAAAAAGAATAATTGTTGGTAATCACGATAATATCAAATGGATTGTCAAGGAAGATTTATTCAAAGATGTTTTGATGTGGAAAACAATGAGAGAACATAATCTATTGTTAACTCATGTTCCAATTGATAAAAGTGGACTAAGAAGATATGAAGATAATGGTGAGAATAAATTATATATTAATGTTCATGGTCACATACACCAGAATTTAAGTCCTACCAAACATCATCGTTGTGTTTGTGTAGAATGGACAGATTACAAACCCATTCCTATTGAAGAAGTTGAAGCATTGAATAATTATGTAGCTGGAGAAAATGATGTTTGAAAGAGCCGCATATCTAAAAAAAAAATAAAAAAAAGTCCTTGACATTTCTGTCAGATGTGATATAGTATTATGAATGAATGATTATTGCGGCTGTGGTGAAATTGGTAAACACCGCGGACTTAAAATCCGCCGACCTAATACGTCTTGCCGGTTCAATTCCGGCCAGCCGCACCACTAGATAAATATTGGTATATGTGTTTAAAAATATAACAATATAAAGGAAATTTAAATATGGCTAATTTAGATGTTGTAATATACTATATGGGTTCTGGTAAAGAATATGGACGAGATAAAAAAACATTAATGACTTATATTCAAAAAAATTATGAACAAAATGTAAGAGACTTGATAAAAGAATACTATCAAAATACTTTAAAAGAAATTCCACCTTCTTTAACTATAAAAAATGTTTATTATCCAGATATGCATGAAGGATTTTTTCCTACAAATAGTTTTCAAATGGACCTAGTTTTAGAAAATAAAGATGCAAATTCTGACATTTTTAAAGGTTTAAATTTACATGAAGTTGATTCTAAAAATTTATCACCTCAAGAATTAGTTAATTTCATTAAAGGCTCCGCAAGACTAAAATCTACAGAAATTAATGTAGAGGACATTGAAGACAATGGTCATCTGATTTTGAGAACATATCCAGTACCAGAAAGTGCTTGACTTTTTATATTAAGTCTGATATAATAATTATTATTAAACACACACAAAGGAGATTATTATGCAAGTTAATTTAAGAAAAGCTTCCGCCCTTCAGTCCGAAATTTCTTCAACCTTACGTGAGATTGAGGTATCTCCTTACTTGGTCTTTGAAGACCGAGATCGTGTTGCAGAAGAGATGGAGGAAAAAACCCAAGAGTGGAAAGATAATATTCTCCGCAAGCAGACATTGAATGCCGTATTGTATTCAATCCGTGAGAAGGTTGGCAACGCAAATATAGCCAGTGGTGTGTCCAAATTATTGTGTGAAGAACGCCGCATAAATGCCGATATGCATTGGGTTGAGGCAATTCTGGATAAATGTAAAGGTGAGAAATACTACACTGCAGATGAAATTGTGGCCAAATTGGACCAACTTGAAAAGAAGGGTGAGGATAGAGAAACATATTTCTCACGCCGAAATGCATATGCTGCGAGTAGTGTGTTAATTACTAAAGAAGAATTAGCGGAATATCGCAAAGAGATGAGTGGGCTTAAAAAGCAACTCCGTAAAATAAACGATACTTTGTTGGAACTCAATATTTCAACAGAGATTAGTTTATCGGACAAGGAGGTGACGGTCCTGGAAACAGAAGACCTTCTCTAACTTGTCTGTAGTGGAAAGGAGAATGAAGTAAGAAACTCCAAAAGCCAACTGGTTGATACACCAATCTACAGAACGTCTTTTGCTCCTTGGATAAATAACATTGTATTTTGCTCCGAGGTTATGAGACATTTTGCTTTTTTTGTGGTTTGTTGATTGCTTATTGTCTTTTGTTTAACCGTTTCCGATTTATTTTCTTTTCCACACTTCAATCTTCAATAGATGTTATATTTCATATATGGAACCTTAAAAAAAGGTTGTATCAATCATGAATTAATAAAAAATTGTAAATTTGTTCATACTGCAATAACTGATGGTTACATTTATGAAAATAACATTCCTTTCTTTGTACCAGGTCAAAAAGAATATATTTGTGAATATGGTACTACTAACTATCAAGAAGATGTGCGTAGGTATACACATTGTTCTAGAAAGCTGAACAATTTTAAACCAGAACATAGTGTCTATGGAGAAGTGTATGAAATATATGATTATCATACATGGGGTTCTTTAGATTATTTGGAAGGATTTTCAGATACAGATAGTGATTTATATAAAAGATTTTTATATCCAGTTTTGATAAATAATAGGTTAGACCATGCGTGGATTTTTGGATTACTTGATTTCAATACAAAAGATTATGATTTTCTAGAATTAAATAATTGGGGCAGATATACATGCTAATAAAATTATATGCAACAATAATCTTGCTTACAAGTATTTTTGGTGGTGTATATTATGCATATAATCATTATGTTAATTTAAAAGAAGAACTTGAATTGAAAACAACGGAAGCTATAAGATATAAAGAAAGTTTAAAAGATTCTGAAGAAGCTATAAGTGTATTAACACAACAGCAAATAAGAATACAACAAGAAACTTTGAAACTTCAACAATCTTTACAAAAAGCTGAAGGTTATAATACTGAACTGCAGAGAAAATTAAATGATCATAATCTTACTAAACTATCTTCAAAAAAACCTGGTCTCATTGAAAAAAGAATAAATGATGCCACTTCTAAAATCTTTAGAGAATTGGAAGAAATTACTTCTACTAATTCCAATTAGTTTATTACTTAATAGTTGTAGTAGTAATCAGCCTGAAATAAAAAAGCCTGAAGTTATTATTAAGACTAAGGTGATTGAAAAGAATATTCCGATTCAAGCCCGTCCGAAAGGATTGACCTTGAGCAAAGACATCACATGGTATGTGATAACACCTGAAACTATAGATGCTTTTGATGAAAAGTTGAAGAAGGAGCAGGGAAAGGAATGGGTATTTTATGCAATAGAAGTGAAAGATTATGAAAGATTATCTTTAAATGTTGCTGAAGTGCGTAGATACATTTTACAACAAATGAATATAATAGAGTATTATGAAAATTCTATTCAAGATAATAACACAAAACAGGATAAGTAATGTTTGAAACTATTGAAAGTTTCCAAAAGAAAATTTATGTTTTACAACAAAAAACAAATCAAAGTTTAATTGAAACTATAATTCAATTTTGTGATGAAAGAAAAATAGAGTACGAAAGTGTAGCACCTTTTATTTCAGGAAAACTTAAATCAGATATTAGGGAGGAATTTGAACAACTTAATTTCTTGCCAAAAACGAGGAAGTTTCCAAACATCTTCAGTAACTCAAGAAGAGGTAAAAGAAAGTTATCAAGCAATCAAATTGCACTTTAGTAGTAAAAATTATAATTATAAAAAATATAATGGAAAGGTAAAAAAACAAAATTTTAATGATATTATTCCTTATGCTCTTATTGCAAAGGGAAAATACAAGACAGATTTTCCAGATTTTTTTATTCCAGGACTTTTTCAAAATCCAAAAATTAATATAGAATATTTTTTAACAGATGATTATAATGCTTTATGGAAATATTGGACAAGTTACCAAAAAGCACCAAAATATTTTTTTGAAAGAGAATTAGAGGAAATTAAAAATTATTTGGAAAAAAAGAATAATGGATTCAATGAAATATTTAAAATAGAAGAAAATACGTTACCTATGATTTATAAATTTATTATTAAAAATGAAGTTTCTCCACAAACAGTCTTATATATTGACCAAGTTTTAAATTTTATAAATCCGTTAGAAAGTAAAATATCCGAAAAAATATTTTATCCTATTTTAAATCAAAGATTGAATAAGATGAAAGCATTTATAAAAAATCAAGAAACTAGTTTTTTAAAAAAAATTATGAAAAATGTATTTTTTTCTTGACTTTTGTGAATGATTCTGTTATGATCTATAATGTTTTCGTTTGTTTATAAACTCCTATAAAGAGGCTAAACTATGTCAGATTTCAAATCAGCGTTAAAATCAAGAATGTCACGGCTTTCTTCAATGCAAGCTAAATTAGAAAAAGAAGCAAAGGCATCTTCTTATGAAGATAATCGTTTTTGGAAATTGGAAGCAAAAGATGGTGTAGGTTCCGCTATCATTCGATTTCTTCCTCCTGCTCCAGACCAAGAAGACGAATATGTAAAGTACTTTAGACATGAGTTTAAAGGCCCTCATGGTTGGCTAATTGATAATTGTTTGACAAGTATTGGCAAAGACTGTCCAATTTGTCAAGCTAATAATGAATTGTGGAGTCAAGGTGGTTCTGAAAATGAAGACCTCGCTAGAACTCGCAAAAGAAAAACAAAATATGTTTCTAATATTTTAGTTGTTCAAGACGGAACAAATCCTTCAAATGAAGGCAAAGTATTTTTATTTCAATATGGTCAAAAAATCTTTGAATTTATTCAAGAAAAAATTAATCCTCCTGCACCAGAATTTTCTGATATGAAGCCAGAAGAACCTGCTTATATCTTTGATTTTCTTGAAGGATGTAATTTTAGATTACGAATGAGAAGAGAAAAAGGTTATATCACTTATGATAAATCTTCTTTTGATAGTCCAACCCAACTTGCTGAAACTGATGAAGAAATGGAAGCAATTTGGAGATCTGAACATCCACTTTCTGAATTTACATCGGATGATTATTACAAATCTTATGAAGATTTGAATAAAAGATTCCAGTCAGTAACGGTTGGTAATAACAAATCAAATTATTCTAAAAATGTGTCTGAAAATGCTGCAAAAGAAACTGTAGTAGAATCAGATACACAACCAACTAAAAAATCTGTTCCTGATTTTGTAACTAAATCAGATAGAGTAACAGCGCCTGATGTAGTTGATGAATTGGCATTTTTTGAAAAACTAGCAAGCGAATAACCTTAAAAGTTTGAGCGGAGTAAATTCCGCTCATTTTCAAAAATACTTAATGTCATCTGACTATATATTTTATCTAATAAATTCTATTCTTACTATCGTATTATTATATCCAGAAATAATTGATAAATTAATGATAGACATCAATGTTATAATTTTTATAATTATGGACGAATCTAAAAATTTATCAAAATTTTTAATTTTATTCTAAATTTAAAAGTATGCTTGATATTAATTCAATATCAATTGCTAGTGACCATGCGGGTTACATAGTTAAAGATATGATTGTTGATTTTTTAAAAAATGATTTAAAATTATCCTCCGTTTTAAATCTAGGTTGTGATAGTTCAGATTCTGTAGATTATCCCGATTATTCAAAAAAAGTCTGTTCTAATATTTTAAATGGAATATCTAATTATGGTATTTTAGTTTGTGGTACCGGAATAGGAATGAGTATGGCCGCAAATAAAATATCAACTATACGTGCTGCTCTATGTAAAGATGCATACGCTGCAATTATGACAAGACAACACAATAATGCAAATGTTTTATGTATTGGTGCAAGAAACACCGACCCTAATACAATTAATGAAATCGTACATGCCTTTTTAGTTACTAATTTTGATGGTGGTAGGCATCAGAAAAGAATTAGTAAATTTTCTTAATTTGATGCGAATGTATAATATAAAAGAAAATTTTCTAGATGATGATGAAACTTGGCTAAGATGCCATATAGATGATTTGTGGATTTTTGATAAGTTAATAGTTTCTAAAAAATTAGGTTATGTATGTGGTCCACATGGTGTAAATGTTCCTCAAAATGGCAAATATATTGTAAGACCGTGTGTGAATTTAATGTCAATGGGTAGAGGAGCTTTTTTTCAAGAACTTTATGTTAATGATAAAAATAAAATTCCTAATGGTCATTTTTGGTGTGAAATTTTTAAAGGGAGACATTTAAGTGTAGATTATGAAGATGGAAATCAAATTCTATGTGTTGAAGGATTTAGAAATAAAAATAATCCTATTTGGAAATGGGATAAATGGATAAGAACCTATGATAAAATAGAATTTCCAGATATCCTCAAGAACCTGAAAGGTAAATACAAATACTCTAATATAGAGATGATTGATGGTAAAATTATTGAAATTCATTTGAGGTTAAATTCAGATTGGGTAGAAATGGATTATTATCAAACATCTGAAATGATTCCTATTTTTAAAGGTATGAAAAATATTGAATATATGAACTATAATTATAAAGATTCACCTTGCTATCTAAGAAAAGGTTTTTATTTTAAAAATTAAATAGGAGATTTTAATGTTAGTTAAATTACTTTGTTTTATATCAGGTGTTGCTATTTCTGCAGGAGTTGGAGTTATAAGTCCTCAAATATATGAAAAAGCATTGGTAGACTTTGAAAATATTGTTTACCCAATTATAGAATGTAATGCACAGTCACTTGCTGATTTAGACAATAGATTTAAATTCTGATTTTTTTATGAATTATTATAAAGGAATAGTATGTTTCGTTTTTTCTATGATAAACGCTGGAGATGGTGGAGTACGTTAGGTACATTCACTATCCTTGCTGCTATCTGGTATAGTGTACAATTAGATGTGCAAATTAATGAGTGGTTTGGTAGGTTTTATGATGCTCTTCAAAAAGCATTATCACAACCAGGTTCTGTTAGTTATGAAGAGTATTATGGATACATGTATGACTTCTTTAGCATAGCAGGTATCTATATTATTGTGAATGTCATCTTCAACGGATTTTTAGTTAATCACTGGACATTCCGTTGGCGGCAAAGTATGGCAGATTATTATCATGAAAATTGGCAAAAAGTGAGACACATTGAGGGTGCTAGTCAACGTGTTCAAGAAGATACATT